CGAAGAAATAAATGGTTTCTAGATTCAATGCCATGGATTTCATTTGAGGATGTCGAGCAAATTATTCGATTACATATTTATCAAAAGTGGGACAAGTGGGATCAAGAGCGAGACTTAAAGCCTTGGATCAATAAAATTATAACAAATCAATTTAAAAATATACTAAGAAATTTTTATTTAAACTTTGCCAAACCTTGTTCTAGCTGCCCTTTCGACACTTCTGCTGCTGGAGAAAACTTCTGTTCATTCACCAAGAGTGGGATGCAAGATACTACATGTCCATTATATAAAAAATGGGAAAAAAGTAAAAAAAGCGCCCATGATGTAAAAATACCGTTAAGACTGGACGCCCAAGAATATGAGTCAGATATTTTTACTGGCGAGTCTTTTAATGTAGATAATGCTGTACTCAGGGTTCAAGATCAACTCAAGGAAGACTTATCTGATAAGCATTATAAGATTTATCAAATGCTTTTTATAGAAAATAAAACTGAAGATGAGGTTGCTAAATTTTTAGGTTATAAAACAAATGAAAAAGGCAGAAGCGCTGGATACAAGCAAATTAAAAATATGCGTAAATTCTTTAAAGAAAAAGTTACTAAAATAATTAAAAATAAAGATATTATATTTTGATATGAGATTAACTGAAGAACATAAAAAATTCATAGAAGAAAACTTTCATAAAATACCCAACTTAATTGAATTAACTAAAGCTGTATTTAAAGATGGCACTATTGACGGGAGGTCAAAACAGGGAAGAGCAGTAAGAGAGTATTTGGCTTCAAAAGACATGAAGTACAAAACAACACGGCATGAAGAAGTTAAACCTATAGTGTTGAGTGATGAACATAAAGAGTTTATCCATAATTACTCTCAGGATGGCATGTCTAGTTTTCAGATTGCCCAATTATTATTTCCCGAGAATAACGTTAAGAAGCTAGGCAGAGAGCAGAGGGCTGTAGGCAATTACCTTGAGGCGGTAAAGAGGCAACAGCGAGAAGAGCGTCGAGAGGCTCGGGCTAAATACGACCCTCCAGAAACCTTCAGTGATTGCGTTAAGCTTGTAAATCGATATACCAATCAAGAATTCAAGGAAAAGGAATTAAAGGTTGTAGAACGTAAAGCTATTGAGTCAATGTTTAAATTTTTAAGGTCGCCTAGATTTTGTCAAATTATTGGAACTTATAACAAAGAGGAAGATCAAGAGTTATTTGAGGCTGAATTTATTAGGGCAACTTGGGATAAGCCTGATTTAAGCGCCGATGAAGTGAATCTATATGTAAACGTCTGTGTTGACTATATTAACCTTAAAAACATTCAGGGGCATATGGAGAAGCTAAATAGAATGTTCGATGAAGCGGACGAACAGCAAGAGTTAACCGTAAGATTGTCTGAGCTGCTTAAAACTAAAAGTGAAGAATATAATCAATGCGAAAAAAGGCAAGAATCATTAATTCAGCGTTTGGCTGGAGATAGAGCAAAAAGAATTTCGCAACGTCAAGATCAAAATGCCTCCATTTTATCTCTGGTAGAAAGTTTTCAAAACGAAGAAGATCGTAAGCTTATGGTTAAGATGGCAGAAATGCAAAAGAAAGCAATCAGAGAAGAAGCTGATAATCTGGAATCCATGAACGCATGGAAGTCAAGGGTCTTAGGAATATCTAAGGGAGATGTCATCTAGCTTTACATGCAAAGTGTGCCATGAAGAATTTGGCACTGAAAAAGGTTTACATATCCATTTAAAGAAGCACAAAATGGATCTAGCTACATATTATACAACATTTTATCCAAAAAATAATTTACTAACTGGAGAGCCTTTACCTTTTAAAGATAAGCAAGAGTATTTTGCAAGAGATTTCAGTACTCGAAGACAGTTAATAAAATGGTGCATGTCTGAGTCACAAGATGTAGCGAAAGAATATGCTCTTAAAAAATTAAAAGAAAGAATCGACGCAAAAAATCTGTCAATGGCACCAAATCATATTGAGCTTAAAATCGCCCAGCTGCCCGATATAGATGTCTACAAGCATTTATTTGGGTCTTATGGTGCGGCCTGCAGGCAAATAGGCGTCAAGCCCCTCTACGGCAAACCAGCGCCAGAAGATTTCTTTAAGGATGATAAAGATTTCGAAGAGATCAAAATATTTGTAGATACCCGAGAGCAAAAACCCTTTAAATTTAAAAACTCAGAAAACTTAAAGCTAGACTTTGGTGATTATACTGTCGGAGGAGATAATTATAACTATACATATATCGATAGAAAAGCAGAGCAAGATTTCAAGGGTACTCTTTCTGGTGGCTTTGAGCGATTCAGAAGGGAAATGCAAAGAGTAAAAGACTTCGATTCATATCTATTCGTGGTAATTGAGAGTGATTTAAATAAATTATATAAAAACAATATGTTTGGGCCTCATAAATCTAATTTAAAATATGTATATCATAATATGCGATTAATTACTCATGAATTTGCTGGTCATTGTCAATTTCTATTTGCTAGTACCCGCAAACAATCTCAATCAATCGTACCCAAAATTCTTACTCTAGGTAAAAGTTTATGGAATGTTGATTTACAATACTATATAGATAAGGAAAAATAATTATGGCTTGGGAAGAAGGAAAACAACGCAGAAGAGAAAAACAAAAAATTAATGAAGAAATCCTGAAGATGGAAGGTTTTCTGGAGGAAGATGTAGCGAAAGAAAAATTATATCAATTTCTAAAAGAAAATATTACATTTACAACTAGTTTAATTTCTGGCGTTGATTTATTTCCATTTCAACATATGGCTATCAAGGCTATGTTTGAAACTGATTATTTTATGGGGGTATGGAGTCGTGGTATGAGTAAGTCTTTCACCACTGGAGTATATGCATTCTTGGACGCAATTATCCACCAAGGCGTCGAAATTGGTATTCTCGCTGCATCTTTCAGACAGTCAAAGCAAATTTTTAAAAAAATTGAAGATATAGTATCAAAGCCTGAAGCGAAAATGCTTGCCCACTGTATTACTAAAAAATCAAAAAGCAATGACGAGTGGCTGATGGAAATTGGTAGAAGCAGAATACGGGCTCTACCCTTAGGTGACGGATCTAAGCTTCGTGGCTTTCGATTTCACAGAATCATTATTGACGAGTTTCTATTGATGCCTGAGAGGATTTATAATGAGGTTATTGTGCCATTCCTTTCTGTCGTGGAAAATCCAACTCAAAGAGAAGATTTATATAATTTAGAAACCAAACTAATCAATCAGGGCAAAATGAAAGAAGAGGAGCGATATATTTGGCCAAACAATAAATTGATTATGCTATCCTCTGCTAGTTACAAGTTTGAATACATGTATAAGCTATATAGCCAATTCGAAAACTTAATTGTGGGTGACGAAAAAAATCAAGACAATGCGACGAGATGTATTATGCAATTCTCTTATGACTGCGCCCCCAAGCAATTATACGACCAAAACCTTATTACTCAAGCTAAAGCTACAATGAGTCAATCTCAGTTTGAGCGGGAGTTTGGAGCTTTATTTACAGATGATAGTTCTGGATACTTCAAAACATCCAGAATGGCGGCCTGCACAGTTAAGGACGGAGAAGAGCCAAACGTCGAAATTAAAGGCAGCCCTGAGGATGAATACATATTAGCCTTTGACCCCTCATGGTCAGAAAGTGAAAGTAGTGATGATTTTGCTATGCAAATTTTAAAATATCATAAACACAATGGAACATCTACATTAGTTCATTCATACGCAATGTCAGGCACTCCCTTGAGGGATCATATATTTTATTTTTATTATTTAATTAAAAATTTCAATATCATCGCAATGGTGGGAGATTATAATGGCGGGGTGCAGTTTATTAATGCCGTAAATGAAAGTCAGTTATTTAAATCAGAAAAAATTAAAATTAAAACTATTGATGGAGATTTTGATAAAATGGATTCATATAAAGAGGAATTAAATATTGCAAAGTCCCAATACAATCCCAAGGATCATAAGTATTTAATTTTAAGAAAACCTACATCAGATTGGATCAGACGGGCAAACGAATTACTGCAAGCTAATTTTGACCATAAACGTCTTTGGTTTGGGTCTAGAGCAATGGATGAAGCGTACAACAAACAAAGGGCCAAGAAAATACCAATTGATAAATTAAACTTTGTAAGACTTTCGGACGACGAAAAAAAACAAAGCGCATCCGCAAAAATGATTGACTTTATTGAGCATCAGTATGATATGACGACAATGACCAAGAATCAATGCGCCCTCATTCAAATCACTACATCCCCACAAGGAACCCAAACATTTGGGCTGCCTTTAGAGCTTAGAAGGCAATCTGGGCCAGATAAAGCTCGTAAAGATAGTTATTCAGCTTTAGTGCTTGGCAGTTGGATGGTAAAAATTTTATATGATATGCAAAACATAAAGGCCGAAGTTATTCCTAGCACTTTTACGCCAATGTTCGTAAGTTAACTTTTAACTTTTATAGACTTTTACTTTGACTTTGTGTATTATCCTTTGTGAAAGAAAAAAGAAAATACACTAAGCGGTCCGATTACTGGAATAAATTTGAAAAACATGAACAACCTATAGAGAATATTTTAAGATCTATAGCCTCAGATCAAACCATGCCAGAAACGGCGGGAGAAAGCTTCTACTCCCAAGAGTCGTCCGCCAGCACTAACAGACGAGTAGGTAATACTTCCACGACAGGCTCTCGCCGCAATGCTATATATGCGAGCAATAAGGCCAATAAATACAATAACATCCGTAGCGGAATGCTGCCTTATGATTATGGCGCTGGAGGAATCAATGTTCGGGACGCTATTGAGCTTTGTCAGAAAGCTTATGCCAATGTTGCAATTTTTAGAAACGCGATTGATATTATGGCTGAGTTTTCTAATTCACCAATTTATCTAGAGGGCGAAAATGAAAAGTCAAAGAAATTCATCGAAAACTGGATGAAGAGAGTTGGCATATGGAAATTAAAAGATCAATATTTTAGGGAGTATTATAGATCGGGAAATGTATTTTTGTATAGAGTTGATGGCAAATTTAATTCAGAAGATTTGCTTAAACTTAATTATGTATATGCATCTCAAACTTTAAAGCCAGGCGAAATACCTGTTAAGTATATGCTATTAAACCCTTTTGATATTGTTGTTGAGAGGGCTACGGCTTTTAAAGATGGAGTATACAAAAAGGTATTATCAGACTACGAGCTCGAGAGATTGAGGGACCCAAAGACAGAGGAAGATAAAAAGATTTTTGAATCACTCGATCCAGAAACTCAAAAAAAGATTAAGCAAGGATCATTCACTGCAGATGGATTAAAAATAGAATTAAATCCAGAAAAATTAATTTATTCATTTTATAAAAAACAAGATTATGAACCTTTTGCT